AGAGCAGGTAAAAAAGAAGGTAATCCAACTGAACAGGATATTAGAAAAGCAATAAACCATTTACATTTTGAATTAGATAAAATTATAAAACCAAGTAAAACAAAAACAGGCGCATTAACACCAGGTGGTAAACTATGATAAAGTTTGTCTGTAAATGTAATGAAGAAATAAAAGAATTGCAAAAAGCAACTTTAAAAGTAATAGATGGTAAAGTAAGAACTGTTGAAGCTGTTTGTGGTTGTGGTAAATATATGCAAGAATTTGAAAAAGATTTTAATGGTTTTCCAAATCTTATAAGAACAGAACCAACACTAAGCAGTAAACGAAATAAACTATGGGATTCAGCAAAAGAAAAACTAATTGGTGAACGTGGTATAAATGAACCATTTGATTAATGAAGTTTGTAATAAAAGATAATAAAGATAAACAAAGCCTGATAAACTATTTAAAAGAATTAGGTAATGATTATGTTGTAGATGTTAAGAAACAAAAATCTAACAGAAGTATAATGCAGAACAATTATTACTGGAAGTGTATAGTACAAGTATTAGCAGAAGAATGCGGATATTTTAATGATGAAATGCATGATATACTTAAAGTAAAGTTTGCAAGTCAATGGGAAAGCGTAATAATAAATAATAAAACAATAGGACTACAAACAGTTAACAGCACTGCACGTATGAATACAAAGGCATTCGAAATATATGCAGAACATATACGTATATGGGCATTAAGTGAACTGGGTATAAGACTAATGTTGCCAAATGAATACGAGTAAATTATATAAAGGAGATTGTTTAGAAGTAATGAAATTAATATCTAATGAAAGTGTTGACGCAATAATTACAGATCCACCTTATGGAACAACGGCCTGTAAATGGGATACTGTAATAGATTTAAAATTGATGTGGGAACAACTAAATAGGATAATTAAACCTAATGGAGTAATAGCTATTTTTTGTAACGAGCCGTTTACCTCTGTTTTAATATCATCAAACTTAAAGGGGTTTAAATATAGGTGGGATTGGAATAAGAAAATACCAAGCGGAATGGGGTACGCTAAATACAGGCCAATGCAACAAACAGAAGATATAGCAATATTTACAAAAGATGGCAAAAAGACTATTTATAACCCACAAATGATAAAAAGAGATAAACCTATAAAAGCTGGTGGTAATAATGTGAGTACTAATGTTTACGGTGCGTTTAATGATATAGGAAAAAAAGAGTATAAAAAAACCTATGATTATAAAAACCCTATTACCTTAATTGAATTTGATAAAATAAGAAGAGGGGCTTTACATCCAACACAAAAACCAATACCATTAATGGAATACCTTATTAAAACTTACACTAATGAGAATGAAATAGTTTTAGATTTTACAATGGGTAGTGGAACAACAGGAGTAGCTTGTAAAAATACAAACCGTAATTTTATAGGAATAGAGCAAGACAAAAAGTATTTTAAAATTGCAGAAGAAAGAATTAATAAAAAAACACAACAAAATAAATTATTTTAATTTCTATTATATAATATAGAATTGATTAATCAATTTTTTTCAATTATGGATAAACGAATAAATAACGGTGGTGCTAGAAAAGGTGCAGGGCGCAAAAGTAAATCTGATGAACAGAAATTAATAGAGAATCTAACACCCATGAATGCTATGGCATTAGAATCATTACATCAAGGTTTAGAAAAAAAAGAACAATGGGCTGTTAAATTATTTTTTGAATACTTTTATGGTAAACCCCAACAGAGGGTTGACGTAACAACAAATGATGAAAGCCTTAATATGCCAATAATAAACTTTGTAGACACTGAATCTAAGTAGTAAATATAAAGCATTATTTAATTCAAAAGCTAGATACTTTATTGTTACTGGTGGGCGTGGTTCTGGTAAATCATTTGCAGTTACTGTTTTTCTTACATTACTTACCATGACTAAAGGTATAAGAATATTGTTCACTAGATATACAATGGTATCTGCACATTTATCTATTATACCAGAATTTTTAGAAAAGATAACACTACTTGGTTATGAAAATATATTTAGTGTAAACAAAGCAGAAGTTGTAAATACAAAAAACAATTCCGATATACTATTTCGTGGTATTAAAACATCAGCAGGTAATCAGACAGCTAGTCTTAAATCATTACAAGGTATTAGCACATGGATATTAGACGAAGCAGAAGAACTTATTGATGAAGATATATTTGATACAATAGATTTAAGTATTAGAGAAAAAGGGGTACAGAATAGAATTGTATTAGTTTTAAATCCTGTTACAAAAGAACACTGGATATATAAAAGGTTTTTTCAAGACAAAGGTGTAGAAGCTGGTTTTAACGGTTCTAAAGGCAATACAACCTATATACACAGTACATACCTAGATAATAAAGAAAACCTGTCTAAGAGCTTCTTAGAACGTATTAAAGCTATACAGCGTAATAATATTAAAAAATATAATCATTCAATTATGGGTGGCTGGTTAGATAAAGCCGAAGGAGTCGTTTTCACTAATTGGAGTATAGGCGAATTTAACCCTAATAATTTACAAGTATCTTGTGGACTTGATTTTGGATTTAGTGTTGATCCTGACTCATTAACATCTGTTGCAATTTGTAAGAAGCATAAAAAAATATATCTTAAAGAACAAATTTATCGTAATGGTTTAAAGTCACATGAATTGGGTAAAATGATATTAGATAAAGTAGGTAATACACTTGTAATTGCTGATAGTAGTGAACCTAGATTAATTGAAGATTTAAGACATTTAGGTGTAAATATTAAACCAGTTAAAAAAGGAACCATTGAAAGTGGTATTACTAGAATGCAAGATTTTGAATTAGTTATTACACCTGAATCAACTAATATAGCTAAAGAACTGAACAATTATGTATTTGCGGATAAAGGCAGTAAATTATATGTTGATGCTTTTAACCATGCAATTGATGGCATAAGATATAACATTATTTATCATTTAGACAATCCAAATGCAGGTAAGTATTTTGTATATTAAAAAGGGGGTTAGTCAGAAGACTAGAACCCCCACAAGCATTACGACTGTACAAATATAATGTTTTAAATTAAAACACTAAACTAAATATTAACTATTTCTATTATATATTATGAAAGTAAAAATCAAGAAAAAAGGAAAGGCAAAAGACTATACAGTGATTCAGAGTTGGAAAGACGTAAACTTAGAAAGCTGGTTGAGATTAATTGACGATAAATCTAGCACTAAAAGTGAAGAAGCTGTAAATACTATAAATGAATTATCTAATATACCTAAGAAGTTAATTAAAGAATTAGGTATACAAGATGTAGCATTAATAATGTCACACATATCTAAAGTACAGCAAGAACAAGATTTGTCATTAAAGCGTATTATTGAAATTGATGGTGTAGAATACGGCTATATGCCTGATTTTGAAGAACTTACACTTGGTGAATATGCTGATATAGAAACATTTATAAAAAATGGTTTAGAAGATAATATTACATCATTAATGGCAATATTATACAGGCCAATAACTGAAAAGAAAAACAATGTTTATACAATAGAAGCGTATGATGGAAAAATAAAAATGCGAGCTGAAGAAATGAAAAAAATGAGTGCAGAACAAGTGCAATCAGCAATGGTTTTTTTTTACACTTTCGTCAACGTCTTGTTGAAGAGTATCAAATCATATTTAATGGAACAGAAGATAGTGAGTCCACAACTATCACAGACACGGGATTTGTGGATAGGTGGGCGTGGTTTGGTGTAATGTATAGGCTTTGTAATGGTGAAATAATTAATTTACAAAAGATAACAGAACTTAATTTGTTGGAATGTTTTACATGGTTAAGTTATGAAACAGATTTAAACTTAAATAAACAGGTAAATTTAGATACACATGGTAAATAATAAAACATATAACAACCTAGTTGATACTTTAAAATCATTAGGCGCACAACACCAGCAAATAACAACTACAACTACTGGTGATATTTTTGATATTGATTTGTCCAAAAATACACTTTTTCCATTAATGCATATAAATGGTGTTAATGTAACAACAGGCCCTTCAACACTAACTTACAACTTTCAAATATTTATAATGGATTTAGTAAGTGAAAAATCTAATTGGACACAAGCCAATTTACAATCAGCATCTAAATTAAGTAATGAACAAGAAGTTTTAAGTGATTGTTTACAGATATGTACAGATATAATTGGCATATTTAGACATTCACAATGGCAGGCACAGTTATCATTAGATATAAATGCTGGTGTTTATTTTGCAGAAGGTGAATTTACAATAGAGCCTTTTCATGATAGATTTGATAATGAACTAACTGGCTGGGTTTTCCCTTTGTCAATAATAGTAGAAAATGATTTTCAGACTTGCAATATACCAATGGATAATAATGCAATTGGCAAATAATGAAATTTAAAATAGGTAAATATAAAATAGTGATAGGTTTTTTTAAAATAACTATTAAATTATGAAAGAAGTATTTGAATTAATAGAAAGTTATGGTATTACACTTGTATTATTAGTAGGGTGTTTTTATGCTTTGTATCAGTTCTTTTTTTTTAGTATTAGAGAAGTTAAAAAGACATTTGAAAAACACCATGAAAGGAATGCAGAAAACATGAACGAAATAAAAGAAAAAATAAATAGAATATTAGATATAATTAAAAACAAATAATATTAAATGAATTTTGAATATATAGCAGAACAATTAGAAGCAATAAGTATAAAGCTAGAAACATATAATGACTACCCAGAAAGTGCCAGTAATAATGCATGTAAAGTTTTACGTTGGATAGATGAACATGGTAGAGATGAAGTTAAAGGTATGACAAGAGTAGGTATAACAAGAGCCAACCAGCTCTGTTCAAAATCTAATATTTCAAGAGATACAATTGCACGTATGGCTTCATTCAAAAGACATGAAAAAAATGCAGAAATAAATCCTAAATTTAAATCAACACCATGGAAAGACAAAGGATATGTTGCTTGGTTGGGTTGGGGTGGAACAAGTGGTATAAATTGGGCAATAAATAAATTAAAACAAATAGATAAAAAATAAATTATGGCAGACTTAACATCAACAATAACAGAATCAGTAACACTTAATGGTGCAGTAAGAGGTTCAACAAATACATTGACAATTACAAATATTGTAGACGTATTTGAACGAATATTAACAGCTTCACATTCTAATACTACAACAATAGCAGTTTTTGGATCAACACCACATGCTAGTGCAGGTGCGCTTGACTTAGAGAACGCAAAGTATATAAGAATCACAAATATCGATGCAAGTGCAGTTTTAGACTTGGCAATAGTTACAGAAAACACAAACTATCAAGTTGTATTGACAGCAGGAACATCACATGTATTATGTCAAGCAGATACAGCTGTAATTGCAGAAGCAGACACCACACCAAATTTTCCAACCTTAGAAGATATTACATCAATACAGGTTAGGCCAAGGGGAACAGATGATTGCCAGGTCCTTCTT